TGAGTTAAACCACTATGCAGATATGACCATTTATAATTTTACGGAGATGACACGTAATATTGGTACCTTTACAGCAGCGGGTGTTGATTTGGATACTTCTGTTTCTGCAATTAAAGGTATTGCTAACCTTGCTGCTGTATCAGGTTCAACTTCACAGCAGGCAAGTACAGTAATGTATCAGTTATCACAGGCATTAGCAGCAGGAACAGTAAAATTACAAGACTGGAACTCTGTTGTAAATGCCGGTATGGGCGGTCAGGTATTCCAGGATGCTTTAAAAGAAACAGCAAGAGTTCACGGAATAGCTATTGATGACATGATTAAAGATGAAGGGTCATTCAGAGAAACTTTACAGAAAGGCTGGCTGACATCTGACATCTTAACCGAGACATTATCTAAGTTTACAGGTGACTTGAACGAGGAGCAGCTCAGAACTATGGGTTACTCAGAAGAGCAGATAGCATCAATAATCAAAATGGGTCAGACTGCTAATGATGCCGCTACAAAAGTAAAGACATTTACTCAGTTATTTGACACATTAAAGGAAGCCGCACAGTCTGGCTGGACCCAGAGTTGGGAAATTATCGTTGGTGACTTTGAAGAAGCGAAAGAATTACTCACAGAGATGAGTGATATATTCAGCGCAATTATAAATTCATCGGCGGATGCCAGAAATAGCATGTTGCAGGGCTGGAAAGATTTGGGAGGAAGAACAGCACTTATAGAAGCAGCTAGAAATGCTTTTGAGGGAGTGCTTAGTATTATTAAGCCTGTAAAAGAAGCATTCCGCGAAATCTTCCCACCAATGACGGCACAACAACTGTACAACATTACAGATGCGTTAAGAAATCTGACGGCACATCTGAAACTCAGCGATACAAATTCGGAAAATTTGAAAAGAACATTCAAAGGTTTGTTTGCAGTAATTGACATTGTTAAACAAGCATTCGTAGCAGTTGCAAAAGGAGTAGGCTCTCTATTAGGAGGGACTGGTGACTTAGCAAGTTCTATTTTATCGGTAACGGCACGCTTCGGAGATTGGCTTGTGAAACTTGATGAAACTATCAAGAAAACAGATATATTCAATGTCGCTATACAGACCGTGATTAAATATATAAAAACAGGTGTGGCAGTAGCAACAGATTTAATTGACAAAGCTGTTGACGCAGTCACAAGATTCGCAAATGCTATAAAGCAGAAGTATGATACCGGCGGATTTGCAGTTATTCATTCTGTTCTGGAAAGAGTACATACAAGAATGTCAGAAGTTGGAGAAGCTGCTGATGGAATGCGAAGTGGTGTTGAAATTGCAATTGGTGCAATGGGTAAAGCACTTGAAAATTCTAAGTTTTTACAAGCACTTCAGGCATTATTGGATGGAGTTAAAACTATTGGAACTGGTATTACAAAAGCAATGAAAATCCTTGCAAGTGGATTTGTAGAAGATATCAGTGACATCAATTTCTCAAGTGTGTTTGATGTGCTCAGCGGAATTTCATTAGCTGGAATTGCGGTTGGAATCAATAAATTCCTTAAAGGAATAACAGATGCAGTGAGTGACGTTACGAAACTAACAGACCAAATCAAGGGAATTCTTGATAGTGTTAGGGGTTGCTTTGAAGCATATCAGACACAATTGAAAGCGGGAACTTTGATTAAGATTGCCAGTGCAATTGCAATTCTTACCGGTGCGATTGTGGTACTTTCACTTATTGACTCTGCAAAATTAGCATCAGCTATTACCGCATTAACAGGATTATTTGCAGAACTTATGACATCTATGGCTATCTTTACAAAGATAAGCGGTGACCTTAAGAATGCGGGAAAGACAGCTACAATTATGTTGGGATTATCAGTTTCAGTGTTAATTCTTGCATCAGCATTGAAAAAGATTGCATCTTTGAGTTGGAATGAGATAGCTAAAGGGCTTACCGGTATTACAGTAATTTCTGGCGTATTGGCAGGAGTTGCAAAAGTTATTTCAAAAGATGAAAAGGCAATTGCAAAAGGGGCGTTTAATCTTATATTCCTGGCAACAGCTGTTAAAATATTAGCATCCGCTTGCAAAGATATATCGCAACTTAGTTGGGGAGAACTTGGCAAGGGACTCACTGGAGTAGGTGTCCTAATGGCAGAAATAGCTTTATTCTTGAATACGGCTAAATTTAGTGGAAAAGCAGTATCAACAGCAACGGGAATTCTTGTGCTATCAGCTGCTATAAAAGTATTAGCATCCGCTTGCAAAGATTTTGGTTCTATGCAGTGGAGTGAGATTGGAAAAGGTCTTACAAGTATTGGCATATTACTCGCAGAGATTGCAACATTTACAAATCTTACAGGCAATGCTAAACATGTTATATCTACTGGTATCGCATTAATCGCTATTGCAGGCGCAATGAAAATTATGGCATCGGCTGTAGAAGATTTTGGTTCTATGCAGTGGGATGAAATTGGCAGAGGACTGACCGTTATGGCAGGGGCATTGGCAGAGATTACATTAGCTGTCAATTTAATGCCTAAAAATATGGTATCAACAGGTGTTGGTCTTATTGCCGTTGCCGGAGCACTTACAATATTGTCAAATGTTCTAAGTACAATGGGAAATTTCACATGGGAAGAGATTGGTAAAGGTCTTGTTACTATGGGAGGAGCGTTAGCGGAATTATCGATAGCGTTAAATCTTATGAACGGAACATTGGCTGGTTCGGCGGCATTACTCATTGCAAGTGCTTCATTAGCGGTGTTGGCACCAGTTCTGAGTATACTGGGTGCTATGAGTTGGGAAGCAATAGCCAAAGGTTTGGTTTCTTTAGCAGGAGCATTTGCAATTATAGGTGTAGCTGGTGCTGTATTATCACCGATTATTCCAAGTATTTTAGCGTTAGCAGGGGCATTTACACTTATAGGTGTCGGAGTTGCTGCGACAGGAGCAGGTTTATTAGCTGCTGGACTTGGACTACAGGCACTTGCTATTGGATTTACTGCGATAGCAGCAGCTGGAACAGCAGGAGCGACAGCACTTGTAGCAGCATTGGCAGTCATCATTACAGGCGTGGCAGATTTGATTCCGGCAGTATTGGTCAAATTGGCAGAGGGAATTGCTCAGTTCTGCGTTGCATTAGCAGGAGCAGCGCCACAAATTTTAGAGTCGCTGGTCATTATTATTACGGCTTGTCTGACGGCGATATCAAATGTGATACCACAACTGGTCGAAGTTCTCGTAACATTGTTGGTTACAACTCTTCAAACTTTGGCTGAGCATACGCCAGAAATTGTACAGGCTGTGTTCGATATTCTGATTGCATGTCTACAGGGAATTGCAGATAATATCGGAATGGTGGTTCAAACTGCTATAGATATTGTGCTGAATTTCATCGACGGAATAGCTCAAAAATTACCAGATGTGATTCAGTCTGGTGTTAATTTGCTCTTGAGTTTCATCGAAGGCATTATTAGTGCTATCGATAATAACTCCGAGCGATTAGCAAATGATATACGAAATTTGTTTAAAGCATTAATTCGCGCAGCGGTTCTTGTACTTACTGGTGGAGTTGTTGATATCAAAGAAGTTGGTTCCAAGATAATGAATTCTGGACTTATCAGTGGTATCAAGGAGAAATTATCAAATCTTAAGGAAACTGTACGTGATTTGATATCAAATGCCAAGCAGGTCATTCAAGATAAAATAAATGACTTCAAAGATGTGGGAAAGCATATTATAGGTGGACTTATCAGTGGTATTACAGATAAAGCCTCTGATTTGGCTAATTCAGCGATTAATGCGGCTAAGAGTGCTGTAAATGGTGTAAAGAATTTTCTTGGCATTCATTCACCATCAAGAGTATTTGCTGAAATTGGTAGATATACTGATGAGGGATTTATTAATGGTGTGAAGGCTTATGCTGGAAAAGTATCTGACGCTACTGTTGATATGGGAAAAGGTGCTGTTGGCGCAATGTCCGATACACTTTCAACTATTGCAGATTTGGTTAGTTCCGATATAGACACAGAGCCTACTATAAGACCGGTAATGGATCTGTCAAATATTCAAAATGGTGCTAATCAGTTGTTTAGTATGATGAAGAGTGTTGACGGGTATTCGTTATCTGGTTCATTAGATATTGCCAATAGAACCGGTAATCGTATTAATGAAGTAAGAAGCAAAGCAACTGATAATTCCAGTGTGTTAGATAAGATTTCAGATGCTGTTGGAAACTTCAACGGCGGAAATTCATTCGAAAATACATTTAATATCACGGGAAGTAATCCTAAAGAGATTGCAGAAGAAGTATCAAACATTATTCAGAGACAAGTTGAAAGGAGGGATGCTTCATGGGCGTAATTATTTACAATGGTGTTTCATCGGAAGAATTCGCTATCCAAGTGGAGCATCCGCCTGGATATGAAACTCCGGAAAAGGACTATGAAGTTACACATATTCCTGGAAGAAACGGGGATATTTATGTCGATAAAGGGTCATATAAAAATGTATCAAGAAGTTATGACATAGCTATTGGTGCTGAAAATAAGGATTTTACAACGATGGCAAATTTTATTTCGGAGTGGCTTAACTCTGCGTCTGGATATGCTAAGTTGGAAGATTCATATGAGCCGGAATATTATCGACTTGCTGCTTATAAGAGTGGTGGAACAATTGAAAACATATTACAGCACGCTGGGCGTATTACAGTCGCATTTGATTGTAAACCTCAGCGTTTTCTTAAATCTGGAGATATTCCAGTAATTGTTAGAGCAACGAGTAAATTAAGAAATCCAACAGGATTCAAATCGCTTCCTATTATAAAAGTGAACGGTTCTGGAAAAGGGAATCTAAGAGTTGGCGATTATCTTATCACAATTTCGAATATTAGTCCGTATTTAACAATTGATAGTGAACTACAAGATGCTTATAAAGGCACTACAAATTGTAATTCACGTATAACGTTGAGCAACGGATTTCCGAAGCTTATAAAAGGTGAAAACGAAATCTCTTTTTCTGGTGGAATAACAAGTGTGGAGGTGATACCTAAATGGTGGACACTATGATTACTCTTCATGAGTCTACAGAAACAGCATTCACAACGAATGGATTAGGCACATTAAGTGACTCCATTACTTGCGAAGTTACTGAAGAAAGAAATGGGGAGTTCGAACTTGAAATGGAATATCCGGTTACAGGTATCAGATATAAGGAATTACAGCTTAGGCGTATCATTATGGCAAAGCCAAATCCTTATTCTGACCTACAACCATTCCGAATCTATGCAATCACAAAGCCAATCAATGGAATTGTAACAGTAAATGCAGAACATATAAGCTACGATATGTCTGGATACCCAGTATCGGCATTTGTAGCTGACACAGTTCAAAATGCGTTTATTAATATGAAATCAGCATCGGCAGTAACATGCCCGTTTTCATTTTCAACAGATAAGACCACAACGGCAAATATGACAGTTCTTAAACCGTCAAGTATGCGTTCACTTCTTGGCGGAGTAGATGGCTCAATTCTTGATGTGTATGGAGGAGAGTATGAATTCGATAAGTTCAACGTAAAGCTTTGGAATAAAAGAGGTGCTGATATAGGTGTTAGCATCAGATACGGAAAAAATCTCACTGATTTGAAGCAGGAAGAGAATTGCAGTTCTGTCTATACAGGTGTTTATCCATTCTGGTATTCGGAGCAGGAAGGTATTGTGCAGCTGGATGAGAAGATTGTGAAAGCCTCTGGTACATATAATTTTACAAGGATTTATCCATTGGATTTATCGCAGGAATGGCAGGAAAAACCAAATCAAGAGCAGCTCAGAACAAGAGCCAATTCTTATATGAAAGCAAACAACATAGGAATACCAGCTGTATCATTGACTGTATCATTTATACAATTGTCACAATCTACGGAGTATGCTAAATATGCGCTTTTGGAGGATGTACATCTTTGCGACACTGTAAGCGTTGAGTTCCCGGAGTTAAATGTTAGCGCCACGGCAAAGTGTATAAAAACTATATATGATGCCATAAGTAATAAGTATGTGTCGATTGAACTTGGAGAATCAAGGACAAATCTTGCATCAACGATTTCTGACCAAAAGCAGGCAATCTCTGATACTATTACTAAAACATTTATGCAACAGGCTATTGAGAATGCTACGAAATTGATTAGTGGAGGCCTTGGCGGTTATGTGATTATGAACAGCAGCACCGGTGGAAAGTATCCGGATGAAATTCTTATTATGGATACAGATGATATTGCTACTGCGAAGAAGGTATGGCGTTGGAATAAAGGTGGATTGGGATATTCTTCAACAGGATATAATGGTCCATTCGCTTTAGCTATGACGCAAGATGGTCAAATTGTAGCGGATTTTGTTAAAACCGGAACGATGAGTGCAAATCGTATTAATGGTGGTACTTTAATTCTTGGCGGAAAGAATAATGCGAATGGTACGGCACTTATAAAAGATGCTAATGGAAATGTTCTTATTCGACTTGATAGAGATGGAATAACTTTATCAGAAGATGTTCAGATTTCTTATGAAAATATTTCAGATACGCCATCTATTCCAACGAAAGTGTCAGAGCTTACGAACGACAGTAAATATACAACTATGTCAGATGTTGAGAATAAAGGGTATCAGACAAAGGCTAATGTAACCAAAATCACTAAGGATACAGTTACAACAACATATGTAAATGCTTTGGATATAACTGCTAAACAGGTTAATTGTAAATCCGGTAGTAAAGAAGCCAATATTAATGCCGGCGCGTCTCATTATAAGTATGCCAATGAGTACATAGGAGAAATAGGTACGAATAGTTGGGCTGGAAATAACAATCGTAGAGGTCTTGTGTTTGACTTAGATGAAGATGGCGATTATATGACATGGGCTGCACAGCCTAAGAGTGGTCAAAATTATTTAGTTAAACTTTTATATGAAAGAAATGGCTATAATTCAAATGGTACAACCTATGATGCCGATACTATAAATTTAGGATGCAACATTGATATGCATTACTATAAACTCAAGAATGTATCTTGGGAAAATGGCGGAGGAATAACCGGAACTATGAATTTTGTACAGATTGATTCTATGAATAGTGATGGAACCGCTGCTAGATGGCGTAGTGGACACGCATATCTCAAATTTGAACGAGGTGTTCTTATTGGCGCTGGTTGGAATGATTATTAGGAGGTTTTATGGAAGAAAATATTACAGAAGTTAAAGATAAGAACCTCGTATTAATCGAGGCAAACAATGAAGTATCTAAACCGGATAAAGGTGAAGATGTTATACAAGATATTTCCGAACAGGAACAGCTTCGTTCTGATGTAGAATTTTTATCAATGATGACTGGCGTTGATTTAGGAGGTGATTAAGAATGGGTGTATATACACCAGACTCAAACAGAGTTGTACATTATACATATGCCGATATGACAGCTCGTCAGATTGTACGTCCGGTTCATCTTGTGCAGTATGATCAGGGATTACCGATTATTGCGGTAAAACTATATAATGACGGACTTGAATATACAATACCTACTGGCGCAACAGTTAATATAAGATGTGGCAAGGTTGATGGTAATTTTGTATATAATCCTGCATTAGGGTGGGATTCTGCTATGCATACGGTTTACTTTGAAGTTACAAAGCAAATGACCATACTGGCAGGAGAAATAAATCCTATTGTAGAGATTGAGTTAAATAACAAGATTGTATCCAGTGGGGCAATTGCCGTGCAGATTGATTTCAACCCTGTACAGGAACGGAGCATAAGGTCAACAACGGAATACCTCACTGCTAAGCAATATGCAGAACAGGCAGTTGATGCAGCAGCAAAAGCAGCAAGCTCTGCAAGCCAGGCATCTGGATATGCTAGCACAGCAAATTCAAGAGCAAACGCAGCGGCATCATCAGCTTCAGGTGCGGCTAACTCTGCAAGTGCAGCTAGTACGAGTGCAGCGAATGCGAAAAGCTATGCTGATTCAGCCGCTTCATCGAAGAATGCTGCGGCATCGTCGGCTTCTAATGCATCAGCATCAGCAACAAATTCCAAAAAGTCTGAAACAGCGGCAGCGAACTCGGCATCTTTAGCACAAGCAGCATATGAAGAAATTCTAATTCTTGGAGCAGATGTCGGTAAATTTGGTTCACAGCTTGCTAATGAACATTCTGTATTACAGCCAATTTATGACTCATCGGGACAGAACATCCGTGATTCAAGCGGTAATGAAATACAGGGACGTATAGTATTTGCTGATGAAAGTGAAGTTGTATCATTAAGACAGCAGGTATCTAATTTAGATACTTTTATAAGAAGTGTTATCAGCAGATTAGGATATGTAACAGATCATGCACTGTTAGACAGTGACTACAAAGGGCTTTAGAGAAATCTAAGGCTCTTTTTATTTTAAGGAGGATTAAAGGAAATGCCTAAAGTAACGGATTATTCCGCAGCAACGAGATTTGATAGTGGGGATGTAATTATTAAAGACGGTACTGGTGGAACAAAGAAAATGACAGTCGCAAATGCAGCAGTAGAGTTTGCTGGGCTTGTATCAGCGATTAATCATCGTAATGTATATAGAGGAAAGAACCTCGGTTCATCAATTACAGCAGCCCAGAAGGCGGCTATTCAAAATGGAACTTTTGATGACCTGTTTATCGGAGATTATTGGGTGATTGGCGATGTGACCTGGGTTATTGCAGATATGGATTACTTGCTTAGATGTGGTGATACAGATTTCACAAAGCATCATCTTGTTATTGTTCCGGCATCATCACTTTATAATGGTCCGATGAATGCGACTAATACAACAGAGGGCGGATATGTAGGCTCTGTAATGTATAAAACAGGATTGGATAATGCAAAGGCTAAATTTAAAGCTGCATTTGGAGACATGCTTCTTACACATAGAACTTATCTTGTAAATGCAGTTGCAAATGGAAAGCCATTCGGAGGAGCATGGTTCGATGAAACAGTTGCACTTATGTCAGAGGTTATGGTATATGGCACACATTATTTCGAGCCAGCAAATGACGGAACAACAATTCCTACAAAATACAGCGTTTGTAATTCACAGTTGGCACTTATGCGGCTTAACCCAAGAATGATTAAGACGAGAGAAACTTATTGGCTACAGAATGTCGTTTCTTCGGATCTTTTCGCTCTTGTCAGCTACTATGGTGCTTCGGACTGCTCCTTCCGCGCTTCGAGCTCTTGTGGGGTTCGTCCGTATGGAATCATTGGTTAAGTAAAAATCTCCGCCCCTTGTGGGCGGGGGTAATCTATAGGAAAGGATAAGTATATGGAAGATTTAATTTATACTATGGTACTGTCTGATGGCACTATCATTGAAAATCTTAGAAAAAATGGTGATAACTATATCTCAGCGTCCAAGCTTACAGCAGATATGTTTGAAGGAAAATTGTCAGAAGTAACAGTAAAAACTTCTGAAGATGAAGTGGTTATGGAAAATATGGCTCTTGTCCAGATTACTGAGATGAATGGAGAATACTGGTTTGTATTACGCCAGTTTTCATCTATCGAGCTGACAATAGCTAAAATATCTTCTGATATTGATTTCTTAGCTATGTTGCAGGATGCAGAACTATAAATTAGAAAGAGAGGAATAACAATATGGAACATAGTAAAAACTTTAAAAAGGTTAAAGACTATTATGATTATAAGCTCTGGGATGAGCGTAGAGTACGCTTCGCAGTTGGTCGCTGGATTACCGCAGAAGAGTATAAGGAAATTACAGGGAAAGATTACGAATAATGAGTGTTTTAGTTAGTAATCGAACAGAATCAAAATTTGAAGCTATCACATATTCAGAAGTAGACTTGAATCTCTACGATCTATATGTTAAAGCTATCGACCGAGAAATCAGATTGATAAAGAAGTGGCGTCAGCATAAAAAGGAGGAATTATGGAACCTTGGTTTCAAATCATAATTACAATTTTTAGTTCGGTACTTGCGTCTTCTGGATTATGGGCGTATTTATCAAAACGAACAGAAAACAAAGATGTAAAGACGGAGATGCTTATTGGATTAGCACACGATAGGATTATGTATCTCGGTATGTCATACATCGAGAGAGGGTATATTACCCAGGATGAATATGAAAATTTGAAAGTATATCTTTTTGAACCATATGAAAAATTGGGAGGTAACGGCTCTGCTAAAAGAATTATGCAGGAAGTCGACAAACTGCCAATACATAAATTTATTCAAAATAAGGAGGATGAACATGATGAAACTCAATGACAAGACTTACGACACACTGAAATGGATTGCAATGTATTTGCTTCCAGCGGCTGGTACTTTATATTTTGCTCTTGCAGGTATTTGGGGACTCCCATATGGTGAGCAGGTTGTTGGTACAATTACAGCTGTTGACACATTCCTTGGAGTTATTCTTGGAATTAGTACAGCACAGTATAACAAAGCAAACAAAGCAGAGTAAATATCAGTATTTGTTAAAAAAGGGGGTGCTAATAGCATTCCCTCTTAATTTTTCCGTACGTGGGTTACTGGTAAAAAGATTATGATTACCTCAAGACTGGAGGTGATTGCATGAAAGATAAACTTTTATTATCTATAAAGGAGACATCGGATTTATTTGGTATAGGTCAGCACAGATTAAGAGATATAATCCGTGAAGATTATGATTGTAAATATCATCTAATGGTTGGTCGTGTTATAAAGATAAAAAGACAATCATTTGAAGAATTTATAAGCAAAGTAGAGCAGATATAAAATATCGACAAGGTGCCCTGAATGTGATATTATTATTTAGTATTCATTCGAGGCACTTTTTAATGGAGGGCTGAGAATATGGCAAATAAAACTACATCTGAAAAGAACAAACCGACAAGAAAAACATTGAGGGCGGATGAATACTATAACCCCAAAACGAAAAGGTATGAGTATCATTATAAAGATGCTCTTGGAAAGGAAAGAGTGGTAAGTTCCTATAGACTCGAACCTACGGACCAATTACCAAAAGGTAAACGTTCAGGTAAAAGTTTACGTGAAAAAGAGGCAGAATTAAAAGTACAGTTAGAAAATAATATCGACATAGATGGTGCTAAACTGACATTACTAGAAGTAATAGATAGATATCTTAACCATCTATATAATAGGAAAGAACTGGCTCATAATACTAAGGTCGGATATAGCACAACAATAAAAACGTTAGCACAGTATAAACTTGGTCACATGGAAATAGGTAAAATCAAGCCAGAGCATTGTGAAGAATGGCTTTCAGATATGAAGAAAAAGCATAGAGGCTCAAGTATTCAGACTCAAATTAGTCTTATAAAAAGATCATTTGAATATGCAATCGATTATGATTACATAGCAAAAAATCCGTTCAGACGTATTACTACCGATAGAAGCGATAGTAAGAAAATGGAAGCAATATCAATTTCAGATATGCATAGATTTCTTGAATTTTGTTCAAAGGATGCCCATAGTGCTCATTGTTATGACATGATATATGTGCTGTTTTGGACTGGTTTAAGGGCATCTGAATTATGCGGTCTAACACTTGATAATATAGAGATGGAAAATCATTTAATTCGAGTAGAAAAACAACTGCAATGCATCAATCATACGCATGTTGTCTTACCGACGAAAACCATAAATGGAACAAGGTATATTCCTATGATTGATGGTGTATATGAATGTTTTCAGAGAATATTGAAAAATCGTTATATTATGGGTGATATTGAACCAGTGTGCTATGACGAAAAGGGCAAAGCATATGAAGGATTTGTATTTCTGGCAACAAGAAGTAGAAAGACAATTGTTAGATCACATGTCGAAGAATACTTGCAAAACTGTATCAAGAGATTCAATAACGCAAATCCAGGTA